TATCTAAAGTACGATGTGAATCTTCAATATAGTCGATAATCCTAACTTCACCAGAGCCTGAACGTTGCACCATCATGATTGACATTGAATCGTTCCATCCTAAGTCCCAAACTGTATGAACCTTTAGCAATGGATCGTATGGAGCATTACCAAGTCTACGTTCCAGATGAAGTTTAGTAATCTCATTAACATATATTGCGCCTTCAACAGCAGGTCTACATTCTCCGTCCCAAACTGTTTTGTATCCTTCAGGATCACGCTTTAACCAGTTTAGTCGTTCCTTTTCAAGCTCATCAGGAAACCAAGGATTATCTGAATAATTGCATTTTATAACAACAGCTTCTTCATTATCTGTCAATACAAATCTTTTATATGTTTCATCTGTATCTAACTCTGGGTTGAAGGTTATCCATATTTCACTATTAGGTTTTCTAATCGTTGGTATTAAAACGTCCCATGACTTCTTAGTACAAACCTGCGCTTCCTCAACCCAGCATATGTCAACACCTTCAAAAGACTTTAAGTTTGTAATGCCCTGTTGACGAATACCGGCAAAACTAAATTCAGACCCATTGATTCCAACTATCTTTGTTTCAAGAACCGTAAACATGTGCTGTAAACCAAGCATGTCAATCTGATCTTTCAGCAACTTATGTACTGATTCCTGTATAGACTTTTGCGTTTCTCGAGCGCATAAAACCCTTATTGGTTCATTAACTGCCTTAATTATTAATGCTCTTGCACAACTCCAAGACTTACCTGATCCACGTCCGCCATAAATAACCTTGTATCTTTTTGGCTTAAACAGTTCTTTTAGGTTAGGAGGAAATTTAGCCTTAATCGTCGCCAAACGAAACCTCTATCCTGTGGACTATTGCTCCACCATCTGCACCAGTTACAGTATTGTCACTTCTTGCTAACTTTGGAACATGATATTCAATAACACTTTGAAATAACTGAAACGCACGCTCTGGATTTGTTTCAGCAACTTGGTCAAGCCATCCTGTTAATCTGTGAGCATTTCCATCAACAAAATCTGCAATAGCTTGTCTTGCTTGTACAGTTGCAACATTTTGTACGCCCTTTTGACGACCACCTGTTTTTTCTCCACCTGCTTTTCCTAATGTTGCCATATCTAATTTTGTCTGTTTCAGACAACTCCTTATCTTAAAATTAGTTATTAAAAATACTGCGATTTCCAATTAATAAACGCCACCTTTGGTGACTCACCATAAGCAACTCTGTCTGCACTATAGCACTTCCAGTAATTGCCAACCCATTTAATCTTTGGTTTTGTAGCTTTGTTCATCTGCCTTAAACCTTCTTATCTTCTTCCGATTCTTGTTACTTGTCTTTAATGCCATTTTAGCAATTACCTTTGATGTTGAATACTCATATCATACAATGGTCTATCTAGTCCACAATCTATGCAAGTTTTTTTTCTCCAGCTTACATAAATAGCCCAATGTGTGTGCTTACATATAGCAACTTGTTTTGGCGCACTAAATAAATTGATTGGTGGAAACCTCATATTAAATCATCCTCTCTACGCATATCTTTCCAACGCTCAAGAGAATCAATAGCTTCTTGCACGTCTTGTTCAATATCTTTTGTACCTCTTCCACCAGCGCATAACAACTTTTTTATCGCATGTTGCAAACAAGGATCTGTAACACCATATAACGTAATAACACGGTAAATATCAATCCCATCTAAGTAAGATATATCTTTGTAATAATGATTATGTTTATAGCTCATTACAACCTCATCACAAGTACAAATGCTTTAATTCTAACCATTGTTTTAACTAACTCAAGAAATTCATTTAATTCTTTTTCTATAGGAATCCTATTCATTTTATCTGCCATGTCATAAAAGTATTCAACGTCATCCATCAGTTCTTCTCATAATTAAATATAATCCATACAAAATTGCTATCATCTTTTAAACACCAGCTTAACAATGCCAACTAGCAATATAAAAAAATATACCACCAATACAAACGGTAATAAATACCACGACATTGCGTAATCTTTCTTCATAACTCCAATCCTTCACGTTCTTGTTGAAATTTACCTTCATGTAAAACCACCTCGTCATTAATCTTAATTGCTTTTGCTTGTACTGTGAAAACTTCTTCAACTGATTTTATAAACTCTAATATTTCATTTATCAAATAAATATCTCAAAATAGTTTCTTTTAATTCTAAATAATGTTCTTCTAAAATTTTATAATCTTTTCCACAAGCAATCCTATTATTATTATGAGATAACCAAAAATTAGATTTTGGTTTTTTCTTATCTAAAGAAAATACTTTAAAATTTTTCCATTCTTTAGTTTCTTTAATTAAAAAAGTGATATACCAAGTTTTTTGATTAAACTCTCCAATTTTTACAGGAGTTGTATATTCATTGTGATTAGATTTAGATTGATACATTTTATTTTTCGCATAAAAAAAGCTGATCTCAAATTGTCTGGTAGGAATGGCTCAAAAATCTGCCACAGACAAAATAAAATACAGCTTTGTTTAATCTTTGATTTAACGGTTCCTACACCGTAAATACATCATAACATAAAAACAATATACCAGTCATATACCACATACCCCTCTTTTAAGAGAGGGGTATGGTAGGTATATTTTTAGACTCAATCATATACCTGTCATATACCATAGGTATTTAGCGGTAGGTATATTTCTAAACATACCACCAAAAATCCCCGTTATTTCCTATAAGTTTATATTCTAAAAGGGATTTTCTACAACGTGCAAAATCTTTTGATACGTTATCAGCTCCCTTAAAAGCGTCCTTAACAAACATATACCACTCATTAAAAGTTACAGTGGTATGGTATATACCTTTTTCATCCATAACACAGTCTTTTTTACCATGAGCCTCTAATGACTCAACCAAAGCATCAATGGTTTTCTGTTGATTTTTTGTTAATTCCTTTTCCTTTTTGGCAACACCTTGATACTCTAAATAAACACTGGTGATTTGTTTATCATCATCAGCATCATAAAAAACATCACCGTCTAATTCTACTTCCTTAATAAAAAAACTCATATCAGTACCAAATCCAAAGTCTTTAGACTTGGTGCAGGAAAAAGTAATTGCATCTCCATTCTTGGTGACACAAAACTCTGCGTCCATTGCAGCTTTAATAGATGATGAACCTCTTGATCTTCCTTTATCGCCATGTCCAGAATGGTGTACTGTTACAATCGCAGCATCTAAACGTCTAGCAAGTAATTCAATAGACTTAAAATACAATGCCATATCTTCAGAGCTGTTTTCATCTCCAACCATGTTACGATGCAAAGTATCAATAATAATAATATCAGGTTTAAAATCTAACTCTGCGACTATTTTTAAAATATCATCAGCTTCTTTACTATCTAATAGATTAATGGATCGTCTGCTTAATCTAATATTCTTTGGTGGTTCTCCATATTTTTGTGATAATGCTTTAAAGCGCATTGAAGCACCACGCAAACCTTCACCCATAATTATTAAAGTTTTAAGTTCTTCTTTTATCTTATGACCATGCCAGTTTCTACCTGTTGCAGCACAAAATGCCCAATCCATAGCAAATAAACTTTTACCTGCACCTGACTCACCAAAAAGAAGATTCATTGATCCACGCTCAAGTATGCCCTTAATTAACCAATTAGGCTTCTTTATGCTTGCCATCATATCTTCAATGGTGATGAACAAACCTTCCTGTTTTACCTTACCAAAAACAATATCACGAACTGCATCAATACCTTTTTCTGACATCATGTCGTTGAAATCACCATCAATAGTTGGCAATACAATATCAACGCCACATTCTTTTGCTTTACTCATGCCAATACCAGAACTGTCATTGTCTGCACAAATAACTATTTTCTTACCAATGTATTGGCTTGCTAACATTTGCGTTACTGGCTTAAGATTTCCAGCGTTAAATGCTATACATACAGCTAGTTTTGTTGCCTGGTGTAAACTATCCGCAGTTGCAAATCCTTCTGCAACTAAAAGAGTTTCAGACTCAGAAGGATCTCCTATCCAGCAATGACCTCCTGCCATCTTTCCACCAGAATGAAACCTCTTTGCTCCATCACTAAATATTGACTGTACTGACTGAATTTCTCCATCTGAACCGTAGACAGGAATAATAAGTTTACCGCCAAACACACGAGCCATATTTGGACGTATGCCCTTGTTAGTAAGATAGTCATGGCTTACTACTGGAACGGCATTGTCAAATAATACCTGTGCTTCCTTTGCTGCTACATAATAAGAAGCATCACGCTCAGCGATTGCCTTTCGTTTGGCTTCTTCAAACTGCTGACGCATGGCTTCTTGTTCGTGTATATCTGGAACATAATCACGTTTCTCATGCCATTGGTGTTGTTCTCCACTACGCCAACAACCAAATACAGCACCACGAGCATCATCAAATACATGAACCCAACCTGACCTATCATTTCTTTTGCCATTGGTTGAAAAACGAGTAACTTTACCAACTGCTATGCTAGAAGGTGGCTCATAACCTACAGCCCTGATTGCATCACATAATTCAGGCAACATTGAAATAGTCACTCAGTCTTTTAATTAAATCATAGGGAATGATTTTTAATTTATTATTGGCAAACTTCCACAGCACATTATATTTAATGCCAGTATTCTTTGATAGATAAGTTAAGTTTAAAGGTTGCAGTTTATTAATTATTTCTTCTGGTGTGAACATTATTTTTTTCCCTTTGTTAAAAATTATTTTGTTTTAGGTGTTGCAATTCTAAATTATTTAAGTAAAATGTGCAACGGAATTAGAGAAAAAGATTTTTAACAAAGGAGAAAACCATGAGCATACTAAGCTCTATTGCTAAACCAAATGATCGTTCGATTATCTGCACTATAACTGGCGATGCAGGACTTGGAAAAACAAGTCTAGCTGCAACATTCCCCAAACCTATATTTATCAGAGCTGAAGATGGTTTACAAGCCATACCAACAGCAACAAGACCTGATGCCTTTCCATTATTATCAAATGTAGATATGTTGTGGGAACAATTAACAGCATTGATTAAAGAAGATCATGATTATAAAACCCTGGTTATTGATAGCGTCACTCAACTTGATAATTTGTTCACAAATCACATTGTTGATACTGATCCTAAAAAGCCCAGAACGATTGCCCAAGCACTTGGAGGTTATGGTGCTGGCTTCCAAGCGTTATCAAGTTTGCATGGCAGGGTTCGTAAAGCTGCTGGCATACTTAATGAAACCAAAGGTATGAACATAGTGTTCATTGCTCATTCAGAAACAGAAACAATAGAGTTGCCAGACCAAGATCCATACACACGTTATAACATCCGTATGCAGAGGAAGTCTGTATCTCATTACACTGATAATACAGATTTGGTGGGTTATCTTAAGCTTGAAACTCATACATTTGGGGATGGTGAACGCAAGAAAGCAATAAGTGACGGTACAAGAATACTGGTAACATATGCCTCCGCTGCAAATATATCAAAGAACCGCTATGGAATTAGCGAGGACTTATTGGTTGTAAACGGAACTAACCCACTTTTAAATTTAATCCCAAGCATCGGAGCATAAACAAATGGCAAACTTTTGGACAACAAGCGATAACGAAACAATTAAAACAAATGGTGAATTTACATCTGTTAGTGTGATTGAAAACATACCTGATAACACTACATGCCTAGCCATGATTGATGAAGCAGGATTGGCAGAATATCAAGGTGATGAATATATAAGTCTAAGATGGGTAATAGCTGAACCTGCTATTTATAAAGGACGTAAGATATTTCAAAAGGTTCGTGTATTTGATCCTGATACTAAAAAATCAGACAAAGCTAAAAAAATGTTAGCTGCTATTGATGCAAATTGTGGTGGCAAGTTAGCACAATCTAATGAATCACCGAATGATACTGCAATGGCTAAAGCATTATTGAATAAACCAATGTTAATAAAAGTAATGGTTTGGGATTTAGAAGGTAGAACTGGAAACTGGGTATCTTCTGTAGCTCCACGCAAAGGAGCATCTGCACCAGTTAAAGAAGAAGTATCTGCTGAACCAAGCATTGTTGAAGATGGAGAAATTCCCTGGTAAACAACTAACGCACATGGATGTGCATTTTTAACTATAACTATAAGAGTAAATAAAAATGGAACAACAAAGAACAGAAGAATGGTTTAAAAAAAGATCTGGTCGTGTAACTGGTAGTAATGTTGGTGCAATCTTAGGATTATCACCTTTCATGAAACGTGAAGATGTTATGCGTAATATGGTGCGTCAATATCATGGCTACCCAAGTGAATTTACAGGTAATGTTGCGACTAGATATGGAACGTATAACGAACCCAATGCACTTGCTGATTATGAATTGAAGTTTAATACAAAAGTAGAGCTTACTGGTTTTCATACTTTTGAAGATTGGCTTGGAGCATCGCCAGATGGTTTGATAAATGATGATGGTTTGATAGAGATTAAATGTCCATATGGTTTGCGTGATAAAAACCCACCAGAGTTTAAATCAATAGACTATCAGTCACACTATTGGATGCAAATACAGATTCAACTGTTTGTTACTGGTCGTCAATGGTGTCATTTCTACCAATGGTCAGCATATGGTTACATGCTTGAAACAGTACAATTTAATCAATTAGCTATTGAAGAATATTTACTACCAAAGTTAAAAGACTTCTACAATGAATATCTTGCAGAGCGTGAACTTCCACAGGCACAAAAGTATCTTGAAGAGAAACGCCAACAGGTTAGATGCGAAGGACAGGTTGAGCGTTACTTAATGATAGCAGAGCAGATAAAAGAACTTGAAGCAGAAAAGAAAAGATTATTGGATGAAATAGTTAAATTAGCTGATGGTAAAGATAGTGAGATCAATGGTCACAAATTAACTAAAGTTACCAAAGCTGGTTCTATATCTTATGCTAAAGCAGTAAAAGAACTGCTACCAGATGTTGACCTTACCGACTACACTGGTGATCCTGTTAGTTATTGGCTTTTAAAATGAAACTCCGCCCATACCAACAACAATCTCATGATGCAGCTATAGAATAAAAAGCAATTATATTTAATGTTTATTATTCATGTATAATGTACCTGTATTCATAATTTTTAATATAGGTATATTTAACATCATGGGAAAACCAAAAATAGATTTAACTGGTCAAATATTTGAAAGATTAACTGTTGTATCAGTATGTGTTAATAAAAATCCATACGATAGCAGAACAGGTCTTTTTTGGAATTGTAAATGCAGTTGTGGAAAAGATTTTATAGCTTATGGAGTTAGCTTAAGAAAAGGTAGGACAGAATCATGTGGTTGCTTGTGGAATGAAAGAAAATCCAAAGGAATGGCATTAATGAGATTAAAGCAATCAGGCACAATAGAAGAAAGATTTTTATCAAGATTTAAAGTAAATGAAGTTACTGGATGTTGGGATTGGACAGCGCAAAGAGATAAAGATGGTTATGGATTTTTACCAAGATTAAATGGATCAACAAGAGCGCATAGATTTTCATATAAATATTATTATAAAGTTGATCCAGGTAAATTATTTGTCTGCCATAAATGTGATAATCCTGGTTGCGTAAATCCAGATCATTTATTTTTAGGAACTTGCCAAGAAAACATTTCAGACATGCTTAATAAAAAAAGAGATGCAATGATTGGCTCAAAGAATAATAAAGCAAAGTTAAGTGAAGATGATGCTAAATTTATTTTAAATAGTTGTTCTTCTGCTGCTCAGTTAATGGAAAAATTTAATGTTTCAAAAACAACAATAAATAGATTAAGAAGTGGAGAAACATGGAAACATATACAAAGACAAAATTAAGAGATTACCAAAATAAAGCCGTAAATGATGCTTTTGAGCATATAAAAATATCAACTGAACCTTGTTTGATTGAAGCATTTACGGCAGCAGGAAAATCATTAATAGTTGCAGAACTTGCTAGAAAAATACATGAGTTTAGTGGCAAGAAAGTTTTATGCTTACAACCATCAAAAGAACTTTGCCAACAAAACATTGAAAAATACTTAGCAACTGGTAATCAATGCTCAATATTTAGCGCATCACTTGGAACTAAATGTATAAAACATAATGTAGTTTATGGAACTCCAAAAACAGTAGCCAATAAGATACACAGGTTTGGTAATCAATTTGGTGCAATCATACTTGATGAAGCGCATGAGTCATTAACGCCAACCATATTTAATATTATTGATACTATAAAAAGTAATAACCCTAATTTAAGGATAATAGGATTAACCAGCACACCTTTTAAGTTAGGACTTGGCTATATCTACAAACTTGATTTAAACGATAAACCAATACCAGAAGCGATTGCTAAAAACCCTTATTTTTATAAACTTGTTTGCCAAATATCTGGAAGATATTTATTGGAGCATGGTTATATTACAAATCCTGTAATTGGGGAGATTAATTCAGCATCTTATAATACTTCAGGATTAAAGCTAAATAGTTTTGGAAGGTTTGACGATAAAACAATAGATGCTGCTTTTGTTGGTCACGGTAGAAAAACATCATTGATCGTTTCTGATGTTGTAAATCAATCTGTAAATAGAAAAAGTATTATGTTTTTTGGTGCAACTATAAAGCATTGTGAAGAAATAATTGCATCATTGCCACCAGTCATATCTTCAATGATTACGGGTAAGACAAATAAAAAAGAACGTGAGCAAATAATTTTAGACTTTAAAGCACAAAAGATTAAATATTTAGTGTCTGTTGATACGTTGACAACTGGCTTTGATTGTACCTCTGTAGATGTTATCGCTTTACTAAGAAAAACCGAATCTAGTGCGCTTCTTGGGCAAATTATAGGCAGGTCTGTAAGAATACATGATGGCAAAAAAGATGCTTTGATTTTAGATTATGCTCAAAACATTGATATGCACTTTCCAGATGGAAATTTGTTTAATCCAGAGATTAAGTCAGTTTTTAAATCTGATGGAGAATTGTCGCCAGTTATTTCTGAATGTCCTGAATGTAAATGCACCAATGAGTTCTCTGCTAAAAAAAATGATGAAAAATTTAGTATAAACAAACATGGTTATTTTATAGATTTAGAAGGCAATGAAATAGCCACAGAATACGGAGCTATGTCAGCGCATTGGGGAAGGAGATGTCAAGGATATACACTAATAAAAGGAAAGTATAGCCAGTGCGCTTATCGTTGGACACATAAGTTATGCGAGGTATGCGATTCTGAGAACGATATAACAGCAAGGTACTGTTCATGTTGTAAGCACGAATTAATAAACCCGAATGACCGTCTGGTTGCAGACTTCCAAATGAAAAAGAAAGACCCAACGCAGATTCAAACAGACAAGGTTGTTTCAATGCGAGCAATACCAACACTAAGCAAGGCAGGAAACGAGTGCCTACGAGTTGATTTTATAACTGAGTATAGGTCATTCCCAGTATGGTTTACGATGAAGATGCAAAAGCATTACGATGCTTTTATGAAGTTTACTGATGGAGGATTTACAACACCAAATACTATCACTTATAAAAAGAGTGGTGATTTCTTTAGGATATACGATTACAACAGGACAGCTGATGAAGTTCCACAATGATATAAAAGTTTTTGGTGATATTGAGTTTAGAGGTGAATGTCCTTCTGAAGCTGCTGAAGCAGTAACATTCTTTGCAAAGTTAAGGAGAGAATATCCTGATAGTTATGGAAAGATTGCTACGCACATTAGGAATGAAGGCTTAAGAACCTTTTACCAAGCAACTAAACAAAAGAGTGAAGGAATGGTAAAGGGCGCACCAGATATTATTATTCCAGCAAGCGTTGCGTTCGTCTGTGAATTAAAACGCCAAGATCATACACGGTCAAAATGGCAAGATGGACAACAAGAATACCTGCTGGAAGCCCAGAAACAGGGAGCTTTTGTCTGTATTGGCTTAGGTTATGTTGGAGCATATGAAGCATTTATTTATTGGAAAGATAAAAAATATTTGCAATTTGATAAATAATTATTTAATCTATTCCCAGTTTCAAAAAAACATCAACTACAACTATAAAGAGAACGACATGAACAATAAACAAATAGCAGTAATAGTATTAACCGCATTAACATGTGGATTTATTATTGGCGCAACATACACCAATAACGACAAATCAAGTGTAATCCACAAAACAAGATCAGGTGCATTCATTATCCAAAAAAATCTGAAGGGAGAGGAGCAGATTTACCAAGTTCTTGAACTTCCAAGTAACGTTACATCTTTTGTAACACCAAACAAAGGTGATTTCTAATGGAACAAGTTAGATATTTAGCGAACCTTATAGACAGAGAAGATTATCAATATTTAATTGGTGTATTTAATGATGACTCTGGATGCTCTGTTAAGATTTTTATAAATGATAATAACTCAGCTGAAAAAATTATATTTTTTGATGACCAAGTTGTATCTGTAGAAAAATTTATAACTAAAGTAGATTTTAAGAATCTAATAAATTGGGAATTGAATTCAAAACTAGAAATTAAGAATCTTTTAGATAAATTAATTCCTGAAGGGAAGCAGCCACTCGCCCTGCTTAGGTAGGGCATTTTTTTGGATAAGATTATGAAAGACTATAAAAATAAACCAATACACACATTCACTAAGCACCAAGAAATACAAATTTGGTGTTTGCTTGCAGAATCAGTTTTACTTGCCATAAAAAGTGCTTTCTTATGATGACAGAAGCAGAACGTAAGGAGAAGCGCAGACTGCACAACAAAAAGTATCGGGAAGAAAACAGAGCATCAATAAATGCTCGAATAAGAGCGCATAAACTAAAAAAAAAGAATTGGTGAGAAAATGCCAGAAATAAATGAACAGATAAATATTACCAAGAAAGAGATCGCCAAGTTAATTGGCGTTAAAATGTTGACGTTAGAAAAGATTTTAATAGATAAGAAATACAGCGCACCAAAGCACACAGAAACACATTTTGACGGAACAGTATTATTTAACCGCAAGGAAGTTATGGAATGGTTGCCATACGCCCGTGAAGCTTGCGCTTTTATTAAGAAAGGAAAGCAAATTAAATTGACCGGTATGGCTGCATCAATAGTGCATTTTATGCACAGGAATAAAGAAACAGAATTAATTTGTAATGAGATTAGACGTAAAAAGTTAATTGGTAGAGGTAGGCATAATGAGAAATTTTGATTGGGCAGTAATGATATTAAAACTTGAACAAGAAGGTTTATCGCAAGCAGAGATTTCAAGACGAACAGGAATATCAGCAGGAACATTATCACCAATTAAGACGGAACTTAAAGAAGCTCCCAAAAGTTGGAATGATGCAATGAACTTGTTAGATTTATATATAAAAATAATGGGCAGCAATGTACCTAGAATTGGAGATTATTATGAAGATGAAGTATCCATTGCCGAATGAAAATGCACGTTGCTTAGGAAGCAACTGCGATAAGAAAGAAAACTGCGCTAGGTATTTAAGTATAGAGGTAGACACTAAAGATTATTTTTGGCATGGAGATTTTAAGAAAGAATTAAAAGAAATGGATTGCAGTTTTTTCATAGATTTTCGAGGTAAAATTATTATGACTATTAAGAGAGAGTTGTTAGAAAGTTGTTTAGATGAGATGCAGTACCACGAAGTTCCTTGCTCAGAATTAGTAATTAAAATAAAAGAACTCCTCGCCCAACCTGAGCAAGACAACATCCAATACTTGCTAGATCAAGTTGCTAGATTAACAGCAGAAAACGCTATGTTAAAAGAAAAATGGTCAACACCAAAACCTGAGTCTGAACAACAACCTGAAGCATGGATGCTTATTGATAAAGAAACTGGAGCAAGAATACCCAGAGCCTACAAACCTGAGCATGGGGTTAATCAAGATAGATGGGAGTTATACCCACTATACGCATCACCAACAAAACGTAAGCCTTTAAGCCATGAGCATCTTGAGGCTTTAGTAGATAAATATCACGGTTATCCGAGAACGTTGGTTAGAACTGTAGAGTCTACACACGGCATTAAAACTAAGGGAATATTCTAGGCATTGGAGGTGGGGAATGAGTAAAGAGGTATTGATGACATTTGGTAAACATAAAGGATTGCCTTTAGATTATATCGCTAAAGAGTACCCAGCATATCATCGGTGGGCTATAAAAAATGATGTTCTCCCGCTATGTTCTATCAAAGCAGAGCCTTTAACAATAAAACCAAGACCTGTTCGTAAAATAAAAAATGCAGATAGGTTTAGTTATGGTTATGACCATTGTGAAATTTATGAATATGGGGAAAACTAATGTCTAAAGAGAGAGAGTTACTTAAAAGATTTATGATTGAATTGACAACAGAAGAAGATGTAGTCAGTTTGTTTAATGATATAAAAGAATGTCTTGCCCAACCTGAGCAGACTGAGCAAGAGCCTGTGGCTTGGATAATTCAAACAGAAGTTGAGGGGAAACTTTTGGAATGGGTATGTACGGATAAAAAACATTACCTGGAAGCGCATGATTCTATTAAAGAACCAATACCGCTATATCTAGCACCACCAAAACAACCAGAGTCAACAGCAGAGGCTGTTATGCCTAATGGTGTTTGCGTTAGTAATGTATATGATGCTTATGAAGAAGGTAGAAAGTCTGTAATGGTTGAGCAAGAACCTGTGGCTTGGAAAGTAATAGACGGAACCAACGGGAAGTATATGTTTTCTAGGATTAAACCGACGGAACGAAGTTACAAATATGATGTGGTTATACCACTATACACAGCGCCATTA